TTACTTTAAATTCCATTGGATATGATTTTATTTAGTGCAAATTTATATAAAAAATTCAATATTATTATCGTGGCTCAAATTCAGCCATATCAAAGCCATCTAAACTATCCTCGTTAGATTCAAAATTCAAAGGAGGTAAGTTGTTTTTACGTTGGTTAATCAACTTAGATTGCTCTGTGTTTTGTTGACTAATACGCTTTGCCTTAGCGTCCTCTTTTTCTTTATCTCTACCTGATATAGTGCTCTGCTCTAATCCGTTTAATTGTAAACTATATTGGAACTCCTCCGCCATTAGATAACTCTTCAGCTCGGCTTCCTTCTGCATCTTCTCAATATCAAATGCAACCTCAGCCTGCTTAATTTGCATCTTAGCTTGAGTTTCCATTTGAATCTTCTGCATAGCCAACTGCCCTGCCATCTCCTGAGATTTAAGATTCTGTTGAGCAGTCATAGCTTGGTTTTGCATAGCCATCTTCTCTTCGCGTTCTTGCTTCTTAGTTCTCTTTAATTTTAATAATTGATTAGCAAGTTTCAAATTCTTTATCTCACGTATGTCAATAGCATCTTCAAGATTAATATCCCCCTTAGATAATGCAATTTGAATATTCGCTTCAAGTTGTGCCTTCTCTTCTTCATCAGGGGAAACCTCTATAAAAATACCAAAATCATAAATATATAAATCATTAATCTCACTTAAAATTGAGACGTTGTACTTACCAATCTTATTTGCAAATTCGTCCTTAAAGTCTGCGTATTCTAAAATATCGCCAATGCGATACGTTAATGCTTCAGCCATTGAACGGAATACAAATAAACTACTCTCTAATATATGTCGTGTAGCTGTATTTGAGTTTAGAGCAGCTAACTTTTGTAAGCCAACTAATGAGTTAGGGTCAGGCATTGAACCGTCTCTTGCCTCATTTAAACCTGTTACAGAACGAATCATATCCATATAATGATTGTAGTTTGTAATAAGCATTTGGGTTTTACTTGCTCCTGAGTTAGATGTTAACTGTTGGATTGGCACCCTTGCATTATTAAACTCACCGTCTTGAGTATAGCTTCTACCAATTACACTACCCGTTTGGAAGTATAATCTTAAAGCGTCCTCAGGATTGTAAGCGTTACCTGTTCCTAAGTCTACCTCGTTTAAACCATCGGCATCAATAAATACACCATCAGGTACCACGCGCGCGATAACTTGCTGTAATTTTAAGTGAGTAATCTGAATCAAATCGGCAAAAGGAATCATCCTTCTTACTAATGACTCAATAACTCCCTTGTACATACGTGGAGCAACGGCAACATAATTTGGTAATGCGTGCTGAGTAGCAGACTTTGGACGAACCATATTCTCTGCAAGCTCCCACTTTAATAAGATGTTAGTACCCATAACCATTACGCCATTATACCAAACATCAATAGTCTTTTCTATCTTCTCAAAGTTACCCTCCTCCATCATTTCGACAGGGGGATTGAAGGTATCGTCCTTCTCAATTATTCTTGTAGCACCACCGTCAAGTTTTTTCTTTTTGTAAACTACTTTTTTGGTGGTCTTATAATTAAAGTACATTAATGTACAGGTATCTGAATTAAACATACTGTTCTCATAGAACTGAGCTACGTTATAATAATTATACCAACTCTGACTGTACATCGAGATTTCTTTTAAATCCTCATTAGTAAGTGTTGGGTCAATCTTCATACACTCAATTACAGGAAGACTTTTAATCTCTCCCCAATAAAAACAATCTCTAAAGTATGGGTCTTCGGTATAACTATATACCACATTTGCAGGGTCTACGTATGATACCTCAACGCCTGCACCCGGTAAAAATTCGTGCTTAGCTACACCAAGTCCTATTACCGTTAAATCATAATCAACTCTTTTACGTAAGTCTTGGTAATGATTTTCATCAAGGATAGTATTAATAGCTTCTTCTTCTGCAATCTCAATTGCAGGTTTATAATTCAACTGCATATACAACGATAATTCCTCGTCTGTATTTGGCAATTGTGCAGGGTCCATCATAAAAGGATTTACACCTGTCTTATCTTGTATTGTAGTTAAGATGTCTTTAGCAGCCATCTGTCCTTCAATTGTATCTTGGTATCTACTTCTCTTAGATTGAGACATTGCATCTTGTGCATAAGCCTTTACTTTGAAAAGTCTATCAGACATTCCGTTAACAACGATGTCAACAAATTTTGGAATAATAGGAACGGGAGTCCAATCTAAGTTTAGATAAGATAAATCTCCATCAATAGCTAATTCATTTTTGTATTTTGCAATAGACTGCTCGCCCCTTGCATATAATCTTAGTCTATGGAAGTCTCTCCATTGGCTATAAAATCTGCATTGATTACCATCTTTTCTAAACCACTCATATTGAATAGCCTGACCTATAAGTAAACCATACTCATAAGTAGCCTTTTCGCTATCAGATGCGAACTGAGACGGGAACCCTGTAGATAAAACATTTATTAATATATCGTTCTTCATCTAATTATTTGACTTGATGTTCCATCGTTTGTATATCTTGCAAAGTTAATGCTTATTTTTGACTCTTTTTTCTCCGGCACGTAAACGTGTTTTTGATTAGCCATAATAGCCAATCCCGAACTAATTGAAGCATCAAATTTTGTTCTGTCGTTAATATCAAATTTAGCCCAATCCTCTAATGTCCTTGTGAATGGCATTGTTCCCATATCGTCGGGGTCTCTGTAGTTACCCGCTAAATCCATCCCCACATATTTTTCAATGTAGGACTCGATAGCAGCTGCGTGAGCCTGCTTAACGTCCTCAGATGAGTTAGGTATACCCCCAAGTTCTTTCTCTGTCTTAGAGAGCTTGCTATGGTGTTTGTCGGGTCTATTTAAACAAAACTGCCTGTACCCTCTATTTTTAAAATGATATAGTAATCTTGGCTTATTATTCTCGATTAAGATTGGCATACCATAAAAAACGCAAGCCATTAGCACCTCCTCAAAAAATATCTCTGCCGTCTGCGGTCTTGCAATATACTCTAAAAAAAATTGATTTGTTGGACCGTCGTCCATATGAAACTTAGTTAATCCGTGAAGCGAACCGTTTGAGCCACGTCCACCAACTACTGCAGATATATCGTACGAGTCACAACCAAACGAACCTAAACTCTCACTTGCAGGATACTTATTTCCTCCCTTGTCTCTGACGTTATTTTGTAGGTGCCTTGGCGGAAGCCAACTCACTAAGAACCTACCCTTATTATCGGGCGTCCAAACAACCGTTGAATCTTTTACACCGTCCCGCCAATGAAAGGTTCCACGTGTAACGTGGTGCTCCTTTATAAGCGAATCGTTGTAGTCAATCTGCTGATATATTTTAGTTAAATTAAATAGCGCTTGCTTACTCTCATCTCTAAATGCGTGCGACTCCGTGCGCGGAAACTGACGGTAAAATTCATTGAGTGCGTCGGCATCACTTTTAAGTGAGTCAACCTCCGCCTCCCAATAATCAATAGCGCCATTCTTAATCATTCCCTTGTCAACACCTAAGATTGGCTGCTCAGGTTTTTTAAACACGGGCATACCAAAGATGTCTATAAATCCCTCCATATTCCATTCCATTGGAATAAACAAAGCGTATAGCCCACTCTTAGTTTGACCGTTAGCGTTTCTATTGGCAACACGAGAGTCCTCGTAAATATCTTTATAGTTTTGACCACCTTTAGATAATGCATTTGAGGTCGAGCCCATCATACACTTACCAATAATCTTAGAACCCAAACGTAAACACGTTTTAGTTACACGCCAATTGTCTTTAATATTACTTGGCTTGAGCCACTTAGCACTCTCGTCGTGAGCTAAGAATAATAGTTTTTCCCCATCATAAGAGTTATCTTCAGTGTTCTTCCAATCGATAGATGTATCAAGACCGTCAATATCTTCCTGACTATTGTCGTACATATTTTTCTTTGTAATCTTGGATGCCGGCAACCTAAAGGCAAGCTCTGTCTTTGGTTTATCCATACCATCCATAATCGGTTTAAAGAAAAACGGTAGTCTGCTATTAATTGGAACAACCTTGTCGGTAAACATCTTCTTAGCATCGGCACCCGTCTTAGATAGGATACCAACCCTCGCATCGCGCGCGAGCGTACCCACGTTAATACATTCTGAGGATGCCATAAATGAGAATCCCGAACGTCTAATCTTTAGGTATATCATACCAAAGGAACGGTTGTCTGCCTTACAAGCCTCCCAAAATATCCAATAAATTCTATTTGCTTCTCTGAAGTCGGGGTATCCAACGTCAATACTTGACCATTGTAAGTACATATAATGTGCACCTGTAATGTAGGTTGGCTTACCATTATTCATAAACCAAAATCCTTGTTCTCTGCAATCAAACTCCTGCTCAATGTAATCTACCCATCGGTCTTTAAACTCCTTAGGCTTTTCGTTCCAATGAAAGATTGATTGTATTCTTGCTAACTCTTTAGGTATTTCTTGTCTTTCCCAATATTGTTCTGATGATTTGTAGTGTCTTTGAAGACACTCCTTGGGAGTAGGAGGAAGTGCAATGTATAGCCCTGATATATTAATGATGTCACCTATTTGACCGTTCTTAGATATAACCACCAAATCATATTGCTCGTTATATCCGTAGAGCCAACTACGTGAGGTATTCTTTTTAGTCTTTGCATTTGCAGGAAGGTAGTCCTCGACTACATAGTATAACCTATTGCCTTGACCTTCGCTCTGCAAATCCCTGTCTTGTATCAGTTTTTTTGTTGCCATTATCTATCGAGTCAAGAGCTTCCTCTTCTAATTCAATTCTACTTAATATCTCAAATGCATCGAAGATGGCTAATTTTTTAGTGGCAGCAGCGTTCTTTAATTTATCTGCAGCCAAATCATCCTCTGAATTTGGTTTAATAATCTCTTCCTTTGCAACTTTTATAAGTTGCTCTACAGCTAATCTGCCCGCCTCAATTATCTTTTTCTTAATTTCTTTTGAATCTCTCATCAATTTGCCTTTAAAAAAATTATTTGAACTAATCGAGCTGTTTCTGCTTTTCCAAAATTATCAAAAATATTTCTTGAATGAGGAGCATCTGAACTAAAGGCTATCATACGATTAAATTTAGAATACATTGTGAGTAGTGGCTCGTTGTTCTTATCATAGATGGTTGTACCATCATCCTCAGGTGCCTGCTCGTTTAAATATAACAAACAAGTAATGTCACCCATTATTTCATCTGTATGTATAAAATTAGGTTCTTTTTGGTTTAATTCTGACTTACGAACAAAGTTAAAATTTACTTTATATCCAATAAAAAAATTAGTGACATATTTAGCAAACTCATCGTTATTATTTCGAGGTTGAATGTTCTTGAATATATTGTCTCCATCTGCTACATCTTGAAAACCGTGTAAGTGTATATCTGATACATACGCCTTTGGGTCTTTAATAATATTATCAAAAGTAATTAGGTTCATAACTTAATTGTTATTTGATGGTCAAACATTCGGTATAACTTTTGCCCGTCTACCTCAAACTCGTACTCGCTATCAGGCTTAAAACAAACCTTGTCTCCTGCCATAACACCGTAGTCTATTAATGTTTTATTAGGATAGACCATAAGCCCCATTAATGGCTCCTCACTTAAATGTTTTTTAATGTATGAATCCTCAGCAGCGATTGGCTTTACAAAGCAATACTTATCGTACGCATTCCAACTATCTTCGTGCTTATACATAAAGAATTGGTCGGGCTCGATAAGAAAGATGTCATCTCTAAAAAAACTTTTACCGCTCTTTTGACGACCCCTCATATCATTATAAAACTTAAATACGTTGTGATGTACGAGTAGTGTATCCCCAACCTGAACAGGTCCCGAATATCTTAGAGGAGTTTCAATAACCTCGGCATAGCGATTAGAAAACATATGGTCTTCTTCGGATGTACTGACAATAAAGTCAATGCCTCCTATGCTCTTTGTGTTATCGTATCTTTTCCCCTTCATTGGTTTAACTATGAAGTAGAATGGAGATTTCATTAATAATTTATATTATATTCGATTGAAATTGGTATTGTAGAGGTGAACTCCTTCCAAAGTACCACCTCCTGCTTTTCGTTAATGATGTATATTTTAACAGACATCTTATCGGTGTCCATCTTAATAAGGTGAATCTCGTTGGTATCGTTCAATACTTTCTGCCCCACAATGTAATGCATAGCACCGCCCTTGTAGTCAGGACCTACTGATATTTTACGAATCTCCATATTAATAAACTACTCCTAAGTAATCGGTACCCGTAATTCTATATACGTTACCTGCAACTAAACCTGCTAATAGGGCAGCCGCATTATTTGCATACACAGGTACACTTGGTAGTGGTAAAGATAATATATCAGAGAGTGTAAAGTTTACAGTCTCGTCTTGATTACTTACACTTGTACCAATCACTTTATCTGCAAGTGTTGGGGTACCTGTGATAGGATATGAACTTATTCTTGCCATTTTTTAATTACTTGGTGTCGTTATCTTTTTTAGTAATTTCTCCTGTCATAATATTAATAACAGAATCCTTACCGTACTTTTCTACTAATTCCATTTCGTTCTTAGCAAACTCAGCTCTCATTTCGTCGAGTGCTTTAAATAATTCTTGCTTTCTTAATTCTAAATCACCTAAAGCCATTTTAGCCTTTGTGAAGTCATTGTTCATTTCCTGAACCAATTTTAACTCATCCGGAGTTAAAGATTGAATTTGATTGTTTACGATTTCCATTTTGCAAATATAATGTTATTTTATTAAAGGTATGGTATGTATTGTGTTTTTCCTTTTACTCTTACAGCTTTTAACGCCTGTTTACGCTTTCTTTTTGTAGAAAATGATACGTGAACCCAATCAGGATTTGCATCCGTTCCAAACTCCCAAATTAATTGGTCGAACTCTAAGTGGTCTTTAATGTAGTCAAAGACCATCTTATTAGATACGCCTGTGCCTCTACCGTCTTGGTCTAAGTCAGCCGCCTCGCCTAAGCAGTGTTGTGATGTAGGGCTTGAACCGGGAGTTGCATCATTTAAAGCCTTTGAGCGGTACCCTGAAGATACCCAAATAGGCTTATCAAAATGCTCGCGCACCTTGTCTAATACGTTTGTAGCTAATAATTTTAAGCACTCTAAGTGTGCAGGCGTTGGGTCATTCTTAATGCCTAAACGCTTTGCTGTTGAAGACGGTGTTAGTTCAGCTAATGTGAAATGCTCTGATAGTTTCATCGTCCTTGTCCTCTATATTTTTTAGGTTGTAAACTTTTAGCCTTTGAATGCCTACCGCTCTTGCGCTTACCGAAGTTAACTTTAATCTTCTCCGATAGTACCTTTGTCTTTGCCATTATCTTTAAACTTTTGAATTTCGTTAATAGTTCTTACTAAGGTATATCCTATAGTAGCCAACAAAACAATTGTCTGTAAGGTTTCATTAATAGTGGTAAAACGCATTGTAATCATACAAAGTGTATTAATACCAATAACTTTTATATCTTCAATGTATAGCATTATGCTTTTTCTAAACCTAATTCATTAATCACAATATCTGAAACGTAAGCATTGTCTGTTCCCCAATTTGCAAATTGCTCTTCGGTTAATGTAATATTACCTTCCGCTAATTGAATCCCATA